TGAACGAGCAATATTAGCAAATAACACGGCTAATAGTGCTAGAGAACGAATACGCTATTTAACTCAAGAAATAACACGACGTAATCAAGAAGAAACGGATGGTAATTTTGGAAATGAATATGCTAGGTCATTACACCACTATAATGATTATACTAGAACCAATCCCACTGATGTTGAAGGTATAAGAAGTCGTTATGATGAGGCAAATCGTGTTCACAGAACTCTCACTGCTTATATTCAGGAAAATATTACACCACTAAGAGTAGAAGCACAGTCAATGTTACGAACCATAACTAGAGCACAAAAAAAGTATACAACTTTAAATGAGGACATAGTAACATTAACGCGACAAAAAGACCAATTACAAAACGAAGTTGATGAAATGAATAGCGAATATTTATCGTTAACTATAAATGAAAATGTTGCACGCGGTAAAAAACAGCGTCGTTTTACACATAAAAAAGGCAAAAAACGTAAACACTAATGTAAAAATAAAATCAAAATCAAAATCAAAAATAAAATCAAAAATAAAATCAAAAATAAAATATTATAATATTTACTATAATTTATTATAACATTTAATATTTAATATTATATTATATAAAATGTCTCCAATATCAGAAGAATATAGACTAGTACTAAGCTTGAAACAAAAATTAATTGCTATTCGAGATGCAGCAAATGGATCTGTTTCAGCATATTTAGCACATCCAAGTTTATTTGCCTTGAATTTATTTGTTAAACAAATAAATAAAGATTTAAATGATATTAGAGATACTTTTACTATAATTGGACACCTGCTACATGACAACACTACTGACAGAATTACTACAGCTCTAGTAGAAATGAGTATGTATAGTTTTCATATATTTTCACAAAGAGAAAAATTTGGATGGATTGATAGAGAACCTATTAAACCTGATGATGTTGACACTATAATAACTAGTTTAAAAAATATAGCTACACTCATTGATGTATATACTCTTACAGGTACGGGTATTGATAATTTAGCACAAAGTATTGAACGAAGAGATAATCCTAGAGCATATAATCTTTCGCGTTCTAGTAGTCGCTCTAGTAGATCTAGTCGTTCTAGCTCTGGTTCTAGTAGTGGTTCTAGTAGTGGTTCTAGTAGGAGTCGTCATAGTTCACCTTCTAGTCCTCAATTCCATACACCTCCTCCACCTCCACGCCAAAGTGTTAGACCGCTAGATTTAGCAGCATTATCTAGACCTACTAATCGTCTTCCTCCACCACCACTTGTACGCCAAAATGCTCAAATAGATTTACTAGAAGCACCAATACCTTTATCCAGATTATCTTCTAGTTCTTCACTTGATTTAGCAGATGCCCGCGGAAAAAAATATCGTAAAACAAAAGTAAAAAGAAGAAGAGCAAAAACAACAAGAAGAAGAAAAAAAACAACAAGAAGAAGAAATTAAAAAGTATATTAAATATAAAGTAATTTAAGAAAAACTATTAGGTTAAAATATATCTACTCTTATTTACTTTATTATATTTTATATAATATATATAATATATAAAAATGCCAAGAACTAGTAGAAAGTCTAGAGCAACCGAAACATCTAGAAGAGAAACATCTAGAACCGGAAGGGATAGAACCGGAAGGGATAGAACCGGAACAGCTAGAAGAAGCGCAGTATCTAAACCACTTTCTAGATCAAGATTTAAAGATAAGTCCAAAGAAGAACTCTTTCATATGTTTCAAAATAAATATTCAACACGTTCTGACCACTTGCCAGTAGAATTAGAATTAGAATTAGCATTAAATTCAGGTACTATAAGAGTTAAACTGTTAACTTATAATACAAGTTTTGCTAGCGATTTAGGTTTATTAAGACCATTTGGAAGTGAAAGAGTATTTTTATCACGTATGAAAAAAAAATACAGTAAAAGACACTATATGCATAAAGCAACAGCACTAATTGAAGAGAATTTTGATGATCACAGTATAATTATATTACAAGAAATAAATGATGCGGATCAAATTCAATATGCGGAGGGCGTATACGGAGACGATTCATTTGATGTACATAAAAAATTTCAAGGAGGATACCAAGCAATAATAAAAACTCTTGCTAATGGAAAACCAATCACAAAATCTCCTAAGGTTCGAGTAACAAACAATCCATACATTTCATATTATGAAACAGGTTCTTTTGGAAACCATCGCTATCTTGCTTACTCTGTAGAGAAGATATTAGGTAATGGTACAAAAATTTATCCAACAGTGCTTACAATATGGGATGCAGATGAATTGGGAGATTTAGAAAATTTTTATGGGAGAGACCTTGGACAGCATAATATATACAGTTCTGAAAATAGTAATTTCGATAACATACATCATGGACGACCTTTTTCTTGTGTTCGTACAACCAAAGGCGTAAGCATAATTAACATGCATGGACCAAATGGAACACCGGCAACTTATAAACCAGATATAAATAAACTCAGACAGGCAATAAATGAATATATAGCAGAAGCTAAGACACAGTTTGGAAATGTTTGGAATAATGAATTAACAGTTGCAGGCGGAGACTTAAACGATACTACAAATGATTTAAAGTCTATAAATCTTGGCACTCACAGTTTAATATTAAAAGATGGTCATACGCCGCCATTTACATGCTGTTTTGAATTTATGGGAGAGAGACATAAGAAATTTAATAAGACAGGAGATATAGCATTAGCATATAGACCTCTATCTAAACTTGAAATTGTTAATGCTGATAAATCTAGACAGTATTCTTCAGATGAGAGTAGTCAAGGTAGTCCAAGTAGTCGAGGTAGTCCAAGGCTTCTAGGAACTATAATGGAATCTGACGAAAGTGATAGTATGGATGGTGGTAGAAATTATAATAATATAAAGAGAAATAAAAAGACAAGAAAATTTATTAAAAAAAGACATATTATTCATTATAAAACAAAAACTAGCAAAAACTAGCAAAAACAAAAAAATAATTAAAACTTGTTTTTGTTTATAAGCAAATTATCTCCAATTTGGATATCCAGGTGGTCTAAATCTTGTTGTATATGTCATTCTTGGCATATCCCATCCTGGTGCTTCTCTACGAAATTCACTATAATTAGTAAAACCACGAGGCAGATCATCTAACGCGTTTCTTTCTATGCTTCTTAATAAACCTTCAATTTGCATAATAGCCCACTTAGTATGATACGCTTCTAATTCTAAATCTTCAAGTACTGGATCTGTCGCGTGTCTACCGCTACTACGTGTTCTACGCGAAGGACCATCTACACCCGACATTTTTAATTGTTTTATTAATGCTTCTTGATCACTTAATATTTTTTTATTGAGTATAAGTGCTTCTCTCAACCGGCGCTCATATTCTGCTTTATCTGCTCTATGTATTGCTCCTTTTACATCTCTTTTAGGTAAATGTGAAAGTATTCTTGACACAACTGATGGATTTCCATTATCAACAAATTCTCTATTATATGTATCTAAACTAACTTTATTTAACATTTTAGAGAGATAAGCAGGAACCATTTGCTCATAACCTTTGGCTTGCCTTCTAGATTTCTGTTTTTTTCTTAAATTTCTCCGTTTTCCAACTTTTCTTGTTTTTGCCATTTTATAATATATTGTAATATTTTATTAAAAATTATAATACATTATAAAACCAGTGACTAAAATAAAACTTTTTATAAGGTTGTGAGCCATTTTTAATTAATTCATTGAAATTATATTGCCTATCATAGTCATTAGAACCACCATCAAGTCTATAAAATAATAGATGATTAGTCAAATCACAACTTAAAACATTAATATATCCCATGCCATCATATTTATATCCAATATCAAATACATTACTTTGCCCATTAGCACAAATAACTTTATAGCGTTCTAATGCTTCATTTAAACTCATAATAGTCCACGGTCCATAATATATTTCTCTTTTTTGATGCCCTAAAATTTGATATACTATTTTAATATTTCTATTTAACCCTTCTGGAATTTGTGCGTCAACAAATAAATTATTATATTGTTGAAACGCAATAGTATTACTATCGTTTCTAAAAAAGGGTTCTTTTGATGATATATAATCAGTACTTGAAATAGTAGTATTATTTAACACTGCTAGTATTTTGCTAATTTGTTTTGATTTTTTATCAGTTAAATTAGACATAGACATTATAATTTAATAGCAACTGTAACTTAGAAATAATAAATACTTTTTAATCAATTTTTTTTAAAAGCAATAAGTTATGTTCTAATTGTTTTGTAAATTTAAACTTTTCGCTATTTTTTCTACGTCTTTGTAAATTACATTTTAAACAACATATTATGGTATTAGCATTACTGTGTTCATCATAATTATTTAATCTATCAAGAGTCCATTGATAATTATCTCTCAAATTTTTAAATAATATTAGTGTTTTACTATTACAATAGTAACATTTCATATTGTAAGCAAGTAGTTTGTCTATAATATTTTCTAATGTTATAAAATCATCATATGTATCATATGTTTTTTTTTTGTCTTGTTGTTTATATGAATCTAATTTATTTTTTAATGCTTGAATAAAATATTTTTTCTCATCAAACAAAGTACCATTGTGTAATTTTTGTAAACATAACAATTGCTTCTCATAATTATCATATATACTAATTATAGTACTACTTAAATCTGTAATATTTGTTGTTGAATTAGTACTATTTGAATTAGCAATATTTGAATTAGCAGTATTTGAAGTAGCAATAGATGTTTTAATTTTATCTAATAATTGTAAATATGCTTTTTTTTCACTTATTATACTTTTATTAGTAATAATTTTATTACCTGTTTTAATACTTTCTTCCACCTGCTTTTCAACGCGTTCTTCAAGACGTTCTTCAACACGTTCTTCCACCTGCTTTTCAACGCGTTCTTCAAGACGTTCTTCAACACGTTCTTCCACCTGTTTTTCCACGCGTTCTTCCACACTTGCTATTTTTTTATAATTATTAATTTTATTAGACAATTTATAATAAATTATTTTCTCCATTGACCAATTATATGTTATTATTATTTTATATTTTATTTTTAATATATTAATATATGATTATTATATAAAATTATAAATTTATATAAATATAATAAGGACTAATGATAGCATTAAAAGAAGAAATTAATAAAGAAATTAATAATGAAATTAATAATGAAATCAATAATGAAATCAATAATGCTAAAACAGATAATACTATAGATGAAATTATACAGGGAAAATCTAATTCAAAAAATAACCTATCTGACAAAAATAAGAAAGAAAAAAATGACTACTGCAAAGAATTAAAAAATATTGCTTACAAAACAATGTTGCTTAATGGGCATGAAATAGTTCCTGATGTAAATAATACTAATAATAATACTTTATCAAAATATCTAGAAGATGAAACATCAGCAAACCAAAAAGAAAATTGGAGCAAATTAGATAAAACTCAAAAAGTAAAAAAATTAATAAATCACGCAGAATTATTAGAAAAAAAATTTACATTAAATGATGACGAAAGTAATAAATGTAAAAAATATTTACTTAAATGTTTAGAACGTAAAGCATTAACCAAGGTAAAAGATGTTTATTATGATAAAGATAAAGGAATTATTACTGATATACCAAATTTACACTTTGACAATATTAATAGAGTTTTTGCTTTAAAGAAAGACGATAAACATATATCAACAGTAAAATGCCTACCACAAGAAAATAAATCAAAAGCCAGAACAATAAAAATACTTGAGTAATGAAAATTTTAAGTAATGAAATTTTAAATAATAAAAATTGATATAACTTATTATTAAACTATTTAATAATAATTTAATAATATTATTAATATTAAATAATGAACTCTATTAACTATATTAACTATTTTAATTACTTAATAAAAAAATTCAACATTGAATCATTTTTAGATTTTAAAAACAAAGAAACAGAAACAAATTATTCGCAATTTTTGGAAAGCATAATTGACTATATGTTAGAGTATATTAATTCTGAGTTATTACAATTAATGTATTATGATTTATATGAAGAAATATACACTGCTATTTATGACCTATTAGTTATTCAATATATTGAAAATAACTTATTAAGTACATTATTTAATATTAGTGAAAATAAAGCACTTAAGTTACTTTGCTTAACTATTAAATTATGTCAAAATATAGTATTTAAATTTTATATACCAAAAAGATCATATAAAAAAACATATGTAAGAAAATTAAATCTCTCAAAAGACTCAAAAAGTTTTATTAAAATTAAAACACAACTTACATATTTAAAAAATATTCCACAACCAGAACAAAGAAGCGAGGAATGGTATATTTTTAGAAACTCAGCACTTACAGCATCTAATATATATAAAATTTTTATTAGTGAGTATAGTCAATCACAATTAATTATTGAAAAATCAGAACCTGTAGACGTAAATAAATTTAAAAATACTAATTTAAGTTCTCCTATGCATCACGGACAGAAATATGAACATGTTTCTATTTTATATTATGAATTTATTAATAATACACACGTATCAGAATTTGGATGTGTTAAACATAGTAAATATAGTTATATTGCGGCATCTCCAGATGGTATTATTTGCGATGAAGATAGTCCTCTTTATGGTAGAATGCTTGAAATTAAGAATGTAGTTTCAAGAGAGATTAATGGTATTCCTAAAATGGAGTATTGGATACAAATGCAATTACAAATGGAAGTATGTAATTTAAATGAATGCGACTTTTTAGAAACCAAGTTTACAGAATATTTAACACAAGAAGATTACTTAGATGATGTTTCAAATCACCATCGCGGTTTTATTATGCAATTTTGCGATACAAATGGACAAGTTCATTATGAATATCCTCCATTTGCTATGAGCAAAATTGATAATAAAGAATATCATGATTGGATAGAAGCACAATTTGAAAAAAATAAAACTAAAACATATGTAAGAAATATTTATTGGAAATTAGAAGTGATTAGTTGTGTTTTAGTATTAAGAAATAAATTATGGTTTAAAAATGTTCAACCATATATTGAAATATTTTGGACTAATTTAATTGAAGAAAAAGAGGCAGGAACTTATGTAGAGCGCATAAGTAAAAAACAAAAAATGAAATATGAAGAAAATAAAGAACAAAGCGATTTTCCAAAAGTCGGATGCTTAATAAATATGTAAAATGTAAAATGTAAAATGTAAAATGTAGAATGTAAAATGTAAAAAATGTAAAATGTAAAATGTAGAATGTAAAATGTAAAATGTAAAATGTAAAATGTAAAATGTAAAATGTAAAATGTAAAATATATAATATATTGTTATAATTTAAAATTAATTTATAAATATTATTAGTTATAAATTAATTATGAGAAATAATAAATCTAATGACCTAGATATGTATGTACTTAAGCGCAATGGAAAAAGAGAAGCTATTTCTTTTGACAAAATTTTAAAGCGCATTAAATCATTAGGTAAACATTTTAATTTACAGCATATTATTTTTGCTCAATTAGCAATAAAAGTAATCGATCAATTATATGATAATATTCAAACTACTAAAATTGATGAACTAACTGCCGAACAATGTGCTTCAATGTCATCAATTCATCCAGATTATACAAAATTAGCAAGTGCCATTGTTATATCTAATTTACATAAAAATACAAGTAATTGTTATTATGAAACTACTAAAAAACTATATGATTATAGAGATAGTAATAACAATAGTTTTAGATTAATCAAAACTTCAATAATGGAAATTATAGAAGAAAATAAAGATAGTATTAATGCTATGATTGATTATGAGCGAGATTATTTTTTTGATTTTTTTGGTTTTAAAACATTAGAGCGCGCATATTTAATGCGTTGTAACAAAGTAATTATTGAACGTCCCCAACATTTAATTATGCGTGTTGCTGTTACAATTCATGGTTCTAATATGGAAAAAGTTAAAGAAACATATGACTTGATGTCTCAAAAATATTTTATTCATGCGACACCAACATTATTTAACGCGGGAACTCCGCGACCACAATTAAGTTCTTGTTATTTACTTGGAATGGAAGATGACTCGATTGAAGGCATTTTTAACACACTAAAAGAATGCGCACAAATTTCTAAATGGGCAGGAGGTATTGGACTACATGCTCATAATATTCGCGCAAATGGTTCTTATATTAGGGGAACAAACGGCACTTCAAATGGTCTTATTCCTATGTTAGGTGTATTTAATAAAACAGCGCGCTATGTTGACCAGGGAGGTAAGCGTAATGGAAGTTTTGCTATTTATATTGAACCACATCATCCAGATGTTGAAGATTTCTTAGATTTAAAAAAAAATCACGGAGATGAAGAAAGCAAATGCCGAGATTTATTTTATGCGTTGTGGATAAGCGACCTTTTTATGGAGCGAGTTATGGGTAATAAAATTTGGAGTTTATTTTGTCCAGATAAATGCCCAGGGCTAAGCGATTGCCATAGTGATGCTTACAGAGAATTATATTTAAAATATGAAAATGAGGGCAAATTTAACAAGCAAATAAATGCTCGCGATTTATGGATTAAAATATTAGATTCGCAAGTAGAAACAGGAACTCCTTATATTTTATATAAGGACGCGGCCAATAATAAATCTAATCAAAAAAATCTTGGAACTATTAAAAGTTCTAATTTATGTGTTGCTCCTGAAACGCTTGTTTTGACAAGAGAAGGACACTTAAGGATTGATAATTTAGTAAATCAAGAAGTAGAAGTTTGGAACGGTGAAACTTTTAGTAAAACAACAGTTTATCAAACAAGTGCTTCAAGTGAATTGCTAGAAGTTCATACTAGCGATGGTTGTATATTAACTTGTACTAAATATCATAAATTTTATATTAAAAATGAAAGTCAAAATACAATTAATACAATTGAAGCACAAGACTTAAAAAATGGAATGATTGTTATTGAATCTAGTTTTCCAATTATTAGCAATGCTAATATATTATTAGATGCCTACAATATTGGTTTCAGTTATAGTGGACAGTTTGTTCCTACTAATTATTCATTGGATTCAAAAATATTATGGTTTTCTGGATATGTAGATAGTGCTGGAAGTATTAAATTTAATAAACTTATTATTAATAATAAGAATAAAGAATTTATGATGAATATTAAATATATGTTACAAACATGTGGACTAAATGTAAGCGTTAACTATACCGAACACTATAATCATTTTATTAGTATTAGTTACTCAAAAGTTCAAGCTTTAAATAAAATTGGATTAACTAGTGAAAAAAGCAAATTGTTAGTACATGAAACTTCTATTGCTATTGAAGATACTAATATATATATTACAAATGTAGTAGATAATAAAAGAACTGATAAAACATATTGCTTTAATGAAGAACTAAAACATGCTGGTATTTTTAATGGACTAATTACTTCTCAGTGTACAGAAATTATTGAATATTCTGATTCAAAAGAAACCGCAGTATGTAATTTAGCATCATTAGGATTGTCTATGTTTGTTAAGGAAGATAAGAGTTTTGATTATGATAAATTATATGAGGTAACACAAGTTGTTACTAATAATTTAAATAATGTAATTGATATTAATTATTATCCTACACCCAAAACAAAGAGGTCTAATTTTAAACATCGCCCAATTGGTATTGGGGTTCAGGGATTAGCAGACGTATTTTTTAAAATGGATTTACCTTTTATTTCAGATGAGGCAAAAGAAATAAATATTAAAATTTTTGAAACAATATATTATGCGTCTCTTGAAAAAAGTATGTTGTTAGCAAAAGAGCGTTTTAAAGCAATGAAATTTTTGAAAGAGCAATATGATTTAAATAATTGGACTTTTATTTCAGATGAAGATGAATGTAGAGAATATAATATATATAATGTTACAGATGCTTCGATTCTTGCGGCTATTAGCAATGATAAAGTAATTGAACAGGCTTTAAAAACTGCTACTCCGATTAAGGCAGAAATTGAAAATCTTGACTTACAATACTTAGGAGCATATAGTTCTTTTAAAGGTTCCCCAGCAAGTTTTGGACAACTTCAATTTGATTTATGGAATGTTTCTCCTACACCTGGGCGTTATGATTGGGCAACTTTAAAAGAAAATATTATGAGTTATGGAATTCGCAATAGTTTGCTAGTTGCCCCGATGCCAACAGCAAGCACAAGTCAAATTTTAGGTAATAATGAATGTTTTGAACCAATCACTAGTAATATTTATAGTAGAAAAACTTTGGCAGGTGATTTTGTATTAGTAAATAAATATTTAGTAGAAGAATTATTAAAATTGGGATTATGGAATGAAGAATTAAAAAATAGTATTATTGCTAATAAAGGCAGTGTAAGTCATATTCAAAATTTATCACCACATTTAAAAGAAAAATATAAAATTGTATGGGAAATGCCTATGAAAGAAATTATTAATATGTCTAGAGATAGAGGTGCATTTATTTGTCAATCACAAAGTTTGAATTTATGGATTGAAGACCCCGATTCAAAAATATTGACAAATATGCATTTTTATAGTTGGAAAGCAGGTCTTAAAACTGGAATATATTATTTACGCAGAAAAGCAAGACATCAAGCACAACAATTTACAATTGAACCTAAGAAAAAGAGCGATTCTAATGAAGATGAAGAAGAAGAAAAAAAAGACTGCTTAATGTGTAGCGGTTAATTCACAATTTTATTTTTATTTTATTCAAAAATAATTTATAATAAAATAAAAATACTATAATGATTTGGTTGCGCGTTTAGATGCGCGCTTATATGAGCGTTTAGAATTTTTTTTTGTTAAAGACCGTGTTTTTTTTGTGTCTTTAATTATTATTAACCATTTTGGATCATAATTATATATTACTTTTAGACTATTATTTAAAGATGTTAAGTCTTGATTTATTGATGTTATAAGTGTTTGATTTATACTAATTTTATAGTAATGTAATTTGACTATTAATTTATTTAATTTATGTACATAATATTCTATTACCATTAGCGGAGTAATAGTAATATCACCTGGTATTGTAAAAGCAGATTCATCATTTTCCCATAATTCATTAAATGTTTGTGAGTCATCTTCATTTGCTACTTCTTCTATTAAATCTTCATCTATTACAATATCTAATACTGATGCTACTGGTTCAAGATTATTTGCTTCTAGTCTACTTCTAGCATATAATAATATTTTTATCATAATATTTAAAACATCTTGAATACATACTATTGCTTTATAAGAAGGCAATAGCACATCATTAATAAGTGCGTTAATTTTTAATGCTTTTGCTGGCGAACCTCCTCTATTTAATGTAAACTTCATCATTAAAAAATAATAATTTATTACAAAAAAATTATTACCAAGTAAAGTTCTTTTAAATCTATTTATTCCGATATTTTCCATAATTCTGTCTCTAACTCCAACTTCTCGTTGCTCAACAAAATTTCGCATAATGGTTCTAATAAAATCTAATGCTTCAGAATTTTCCATATGTTGTTTAGCGCTATAAATTGAACCAATTAGTTCTGGATTATATTCACCTTTATACATTAATCCATAGTTATATCTGTGACGTAATGCTGAATGCGGTTCTTTTGGTGGTCTAGGTTTTGCCCTATTTATAGGATTTATTAAAATAGGAGGTTGTCTTAATGCCATATTATATAATATTATAATAATTTATTAAAAAATTAATACTTAAAGTATTAATTTTTATATTATATAATAATGTTATTTCCAATCACATTTAGTATTCCTAAAGAAAAAATATGTGATATAAGTATTCAAAAAACCAAAATTTTATCAAATCTAATACCTGGAAACACAAGTACATATATTTATAATACTGAGCAAGAATATTATAACGAATATCAAAAATCATATTTTGCAATAACAACAAAAAAAGGTGGATGGGATTGTTTGCGCCATTACGAAATATTAGCAAATAGATGTATACCTTTATTTAAGAATATTAACGAATGTCCTACAAATACTCTTTTTTTATTTCCAAAAAATTTATTAATTGAAGCAATTAACTTATACATTAATAAATTTATTAATAAAAAAATAAATGAAATTACAATAGAAGATATAAATGAGTATAATATTTTACAAAATAAATTATTAGAATATACAAAAAATTATTTAACTACAGATAAAATAGCAAAATATATATTACAAAAAACAAATTATGAAAATGTAAGCAAAGTATTATATTTGTCGGAATGTGTCCGTCCTGATTATTTAAGATGTTTAACATTACATGGATTTAAATCTATTTTTGGAAGCAATTGTCATGATTATCCTAAAGTTCCGCATATTTATAAATCAGAAAATATAAATTATGCAACTTTATATGGTAAAGGGATGACTTATACAAATTTATTAGAAGAATCATTACATGATGATACATTAGATATTAATGTAGTTGACAATATAAAAAATAAATATTATGATATTATAATATACGGATCTTATCATCGTGGACTGCCATATTATGACTTGATTAGAACCATATATAAACCCAATGAAATTATTTTAATATGCGGCGCAGATATACATGGTTGTAATAATGATCATTGTCATTTTGTAAATAAAGAGCACTTCGTATTTGTACGCGAATTGTGAATTAACGTAAATCAGGAATACTAATTCTAAAATAAGGTCTATCGTTATCAAACACAGTATTTTGCGGAGCAACACTTCGGATTAAACCTCTACCATATAAAGTGTCCATTTTGCTATCTATATATAACAAATCAGCATTTATGGCATCTAATAGTTCTCTTACAACGCTAATTCTATAAGTGGCAAAATATTCAAGCATCCTGTTTAATTCTAAAATATAGTATGTTAATACGTCATATACATGAACATTCGTTACTTCAGGAATATTGAGCGGTTCATCTTCGGGTTCTTCTTGATAATAATTATCATGCGCAAAATCCCATAATTCATTTTTATATTTTTGCTTTCCTACTTCTGTATGATGCCATACATCTCTAAAGCGTTCAAGTTCTCCTCTTAAATTAGGTTCGTCGTGTTCAATAGGAAAATGTCTAATGTTAGGATAAGGGCGCGGATCTGGTTGTCGCCCACTAAGAGTGTTATAATAATTAATCATTATTTTTGTAGTGTGCTTTATTGCCCAATATGCTTTATACGCATTTATAAGAGGGTCAAAAATTGTATTTTTAAGTTTTTTAGTTATAAACGCATTATAGGATTTAAATTTTTTTGTTTTACTAGCATTAACACTTGCAACGCCTTTAGTATAGTTAGAAGTTCCACTATAACTTCCACGAGTTGTTAATTTTTGCCCAGTTAGTTCTAAAGCATTACTCAAAAAATCAAAATCTATTATAAAAAATTTGCGCGTAGTCAATACTTGTTGTAGTTCATAATCAGGTATACGTGACAAAATATAGTCATTAGTTCTTCGTTTTTTAGTAATTTTTAAAAAATTGGCAAATAATGTTTGTAAAAAGTGCTTAGGATAGTCTTGAAGTTCAGTATCTTTTTTTAAACTATATATGCTGTCTACTAAGTCTGTTTCTCTAAGAGTACCCATTACTTTTACTAATGGATAATTATATTCATAACCTCTAGGTGTATCTTGTTGAAATGGATAATTATAACGGGGTAATGGTGTTATTTGAAATAATTGTTTTGGTTCTTGCGCCAATTCTTTTAGCGCCAATTCTTTTTGTGTTATAACATCTTCAACATCTTGCCTAGGTAAATATGAAAATATATTTTTTAATGTAGCTTGTTTTTGTTTATTACTAAGGCTGCCTAATTTTTGTTTAAGCAAAAAAGGAACTATGTCTTCTTTTCCTTTAGCTTTAACATTCGCTTTCGCTTTAGCGTTAGCTTTTGTCTTTTTTCTTTTTCTTGTTAAGTGTTTCTTTTTTAAAGGCATAGCTATATATTATAATATTATAAGATTATAATTTTATAAGATTATAATATTATAAGATAAAACTCTATAAAACTAAACTAAAAAGATTTGGCGCGTTTTAGCGTTTTAACCCTTGATTTTTTATGTGGACTACTACCATTGCGTGTTTTAGTAAGATATTTTGAACTATTTTCTAAAATTCGAATGTAAAATTTTGCGTTTGCTTGGTCAACTATGCTTGGGTCAGGTTCAACCAAGTAAGTATTTAATTTGTCTAATCTCTTATTTAACTCTTTTATTACACTATTATTTAGCATTATTTTGCAGCCGCGTTTATCGCGTATATTAAATAGTTGCTTATTTAAGTCTTTAATATAAATTTTTAATACATTTATTGGATTATTTGGAGGCCAATAATAGCGTTCATAACTGGCTTCTAATAATCTACTGGCTACTTCTTGTGGATACTTAGGCACATTAGGGTGACTTTTTCTATAGGCCTCTATTTTTTGTAATATATTTTCAATAACAATAATTCTTGAATAAGTCGGAATTACTTGTAGCCTAAAAAAATTGCCTAATGCCGAATTTTTAGGTTGAATATGACGTTCACCTTTTTCTCTCATTTTTTTAGCATTTATTTGCCATTTTTTTACTAAATATTTATAATCTTTAATAAAGTAATTTGGATTATATAAATTTAGAACATGCATTTTAAAATTTGGTTCAGACATAGACAAACGCACATATGAACCATTTACAACACAATCAAACATATCTGATTGTGATTGATAATCGGGTAATGTTTTTGGTTCAAATATTGATTTAACATACTCTATTTCATAAGCTCTGTCTTCTTCTTCTTGTTCTAGCGTTTTTTTCATTGAATAAATTAGTTCAACTACATCACTTGATAATGATGTACCCGAAGGTAATGGTTTTACTAATGGACGATTGAAAGCATATGTTCTGCTAAATTTTGGGACACCATTTTTTACTAGTCTTTTAATTATTGCGTCTGCTTTCATGCTTGTGCTTTTGGTTTTTTTACTTGTTCTAAATGAGTAACTTTTATCTAATTCAACTAACTTTTGATACTTTATTTGTTCCAATTCTTCTTTTGTATAAAATTCTTCTTTAGACGTGGAAGCCATATTATTATTTTATATTATTAATATAAAAATAAAATTTTATTTATGAAACACATTATATCTGTTTACAGGTATTTTATTTTTAATTATAATATTATTGTGATTACTTGGTTTAACGCAACCAGATAGTGCCCCTTTTTTTTTCAACATTTCAACTTCATTAGTGGAATAAGTATCCACAAATCCATTATATAATTTTTTGCTAAAGTTTTTTTGAAATTTTTTTTGTTGTTCTTTAATACCAAAAAAATCAAACCCTTCATGACAACCTTCATTACAAAAGTTTCTTTTACAAAGTCTAAAGTCCATTTCTTGTAACTCTTTTTTAGGTATTTCTGCTATTTTTGATTTATTCATAATAGACTTTAATTTTGTTGGAACATTTTTATATTGTTCTACCATCCAATCATTTTTACAAAAATTATGACACTTTTTCATTGTGCTATCTTTTCTTACATTGTATTTGAATTTTGTGGCCTTTTCTTTGCGTTGTTTAAACAATTTTAATAAATCTTTTTCAGAAACGCCTTTTTGCTTTTTCATCGTAGTCTTCCATTTTTTGGAAGCTATTTTTTTTGATTTGCTCATTTATATATTAAAATAATATATTTATATTACTATTATCTATTACATCCTTATTATAAACATATTTTACATAGCATCGCAAAGTCATTGCTACATCAACGAGAGAATTGTGTAAATTTTGAGGCAATGGTTCATTAGGAAATAACAAAGCATATAATTCACTTAATTTTGGCATTTTATTATAAACTTGATTTGTTTTACTTAATCTCTCTAATTTACAAAATTGTGTTGTATTTTTCATAGTACAAAACTCTGGTTTATGTATTTTTCCATTATTTATAAATTGCGTAAAATATTGTTTTACATTGTGTCGTAAACATTCCACAAAAATTAGGCGTTTATCAAATGAAATATTATGCCCTACAACAATATCGCACTTTTTCAAACATTCATTAAACTCTTTTAGTGCCGGCACAATATTTATACCTTGACTATCCAAAATCTCTCTACTAATATTATGAATGTTGAAACTTTCTTGTGTAATAATAACTGACTCATCAATCTTAATATAATTATTTTTAATCAATGAACTATTATTGGAGAGATCATACAAAATATAACTAAGTTGAACAATATATGGCCACTTTGATTTATCATAAATAGAAGCCTCCTTCTCGGGCAACCCAGTAGTTTCTGTATCAAATACTAGTACTTTCATAATAATAATATAATAATATGTTACTATTATCTTTTTTATAATATTTTAAAATATTATCAATTTTAAAGTTTTTAAGTAGTATGCTGTAAAAATTAAAAATTAAAAATTAAACATTAAAAATTAAAAAATAATTAAAAAATATTAGTTTAATTATTTTATTATTGAGAGATTTCTATAGTTTCATTACAATCGTCACGGTGCCATACAGCTTGCGAACCAATATATTTCCTTAACGGATTTTCACCATATTCTACATAAAATACTTTATCAACAGTATCATAATCGTCATATTTGTAATACACTTCTAGTTCCGCATAATTATTACCATTACTTAATGGAGCATTTGAAACTTTAATGCGCATCATAAATATATAATCACACACATATATTTTGAATACGTTAGCACTAATATCTAAAGACATTTTAAGTGTTATTATATATAATTTTTATATATAATTTTTATATATAATTTTAACAATCATAACCTTTAATATTTTTTAACCCTCTATTTCCTTTTATAAATACTAATTCATTGGGTGTCCAATAATGCGTCATACTATTTCTATCACAACCGTAAATATCCTCTAAAAATGTAATATTATAATCTGATATTTTTTTATTACTAAATGTAAAATCTACATTTTTATAATGCGTCATTAATGATCCAATATTCCAATTATTAGCAATTATTCTACGTGACATCTGAACTTCTCTCATCCATACTGTGTCAATATATGAAGCGCAATATTTAGTCATACTAAAAATTCCACATTCAATTAAATATTCTAATGTTATTATATCCATTGAATATATATGTGATTGAACATGAGATGCATCACGAGGATTACGCAGAGTATTTATAGTACTACCAAATAATTTGATATTGTTTTCTTGTAAACCATTTATAAATATATCTGTCCAATTACCCTTATAGTCACTATTAATAAAAGGACCTAATACAGACGAATTTACAAATATAAAATATTTATAATTTTTATATAAATTGTTTGTTAATAGTGCATCGCTCCATCCACCAAAATCAAAACCAATATTATCTCTAATGAAAAATTTAACATTGGAAGGAAAAGCACTATATTGTAATTTTAATTTAAGATCATTTACAATTACAATAAAATCAACATTTTTGTCATAAAAAATAGCTTTTTGAAAAAATTGCGCAACTCTATTATTATATTCATGAAAAACGTATAATACAAGAAGTTTGTTGTTTAATTCAGAATTTAATTTTTCATTAATAGCAATCATATTATTTGTAATCATAATAATTGATATAAATATTATATTTATATCAATAAATAGAGTTATTATATATTTATAAAAAATATAAAAACACTTACTAGAAAAATAGCAGACATTTTATGTTTATATGTCATTATATACGTATGTCTCTATTTCCTTTTATAAATACTAATTCATTAAGACTCCAAAGCCCTTGTTTATAACTATCATTAAACATAATGTCATCAAGGAATCTAATATTATAATCTCCTGCTTTTTTTGTTTTAAATGTAAAATCTACATTTTTATAATATTTCATTAAAGATCCTATATTCCAACCATTTTCAATTATTTTGCGTGACATTAAAATTTCTTTAGAGTCTATAGTATCATTTTTGGATACTGTATAATTATTCATAGTAAAAATTCCACATTTAATTAAATATTCTAATGTTATTATATCCATAGAGAATATGTATGATTGAACGTGTGAATTAGTATAAGGAAGACCCTGACAATTTATAGTACTACCAAATAATTTGATATTATTTTCTTGTAAACCATTTATATAAATATCAGTCCATTTATTATTGCTGTTAAATGGACCAATAATACTTGCGTTTGCAAATATAAAATATTTATAATTTTTATATAAATCGTTTGTTAATAATGCGTCGCTCCATCCACCAAAATCAAAACCAATGTTATCTCTAATAAAAAATTTAACATTAGGAGGAAAGGTATTAGTTTGTAATTTTAATTTAAGATTATTTATAATTACAATAAAATCAACATTTTTGTCATAAAAAATAGCTTTTTGAAAAAATTGCTCAACTCTATTATTATATTCAAAAAAAACATATAATACGAGAGTTTTTGTTATTACTTCGTTTACATCGGCAATCATAATTATATATATATATATATAATTATATATATATATATATAATTATATAACTCTATATATATAACTCTATATATATATATATAATTATATAATTATATATTTATTATCAATAAATAGAGTTATTATATATTTATAAAAAATATAAAAACAAATTTCTAATGCTATATATATATATTAACAATGCAAATTTTTGTAAAAACACTTACTGGAAAAACAATTACATTAGAAGTAGAACCATCTGATTCTGTTGACAACATTAAAGCAAAAATTCAAGATAAAGAAGGTATTCCACCAGACCAACAACGATTAATTTTTGCTGGAAAGCAACTAGAAGATGGGCGAACATTAAGCGATTATAATATTCAAAAAGAAAGCACACTTCATCTTGTTTTGCGTTTACGAGGGGGAATTTAAGAAATTATTTGCGTTTATATTTTCATCATGATAAAAAAATTTAAACATCTTGAAAAATATAAAAATATTAAATAATTAAATAATTATTTAATTATATAATAAAATAAATAATTATATTTTTTATTTATTTTATTATTAATATATAATAATGTGGAAGTTGCTTGGACTTGCAAATAAACCAAGTGAAACCCCCCCCACAGTTAATCCAACAGACTCGACTACCACTACAAGCAGTGGTACAGAATACTTACAACATTTAAAAACTACACAAAATAAATTAGATAAATTTAATAAAGATTTATTGAACATTCGTACCAGTGTTAAGTCATTATTAGAAAATATCAGTAGTATAGAAAAAATAACAGATGTACGCGAAACTCTAGATTCTCAAATAGGAGCATTGTATAGGGACATGGAATCAGAAGTAACTCGTATAGGTTCAATAACACAAGTTAAGCTTTCTGGTGGTAGAAGTCGTAAAACAAATCGCAGGCGCAGCAAAACAAATCGTCGTCGTCGTAAACACTAACAACAATTTTTAAAATACTATTAATAATTTTTTTATAAATTATTAATAGCTAAATGCACTTTTTATAAAAGTTTTTATATTTATATAATGTAATAATGTTTAGAAGTTTATTAACCAAAACATCTAAAAAACCAGTGACAATGGTTAGAATAGAACCTAGTAATACTAAAAGTGATGCCTCAGAATGCTTTCAACATTTAGGAAGTATAAGAACTAAGTTACACGATTTTAATTCAACTTTGAAAAAAATTCATTTTAATGTCGGCACATTAACGCGTATTCACGATATAAATATGTTAGCAAATTTATATGATGTTTTAAATGTTCAAACAACAGCATTACTAGATGATATGCAATTAGAAGAAGCTCGTATTAATTCGTTAATGCCCCGAGGCAATCTTGCGAGTGGTAGACGCCGTAAAGCAACTCGTCGTCGTCGTCGTAAACACTTATAAACACTTATAAACACTTTTTAAATACTTATAAACACTTTTTAAACAAATATAAAAACTATTATAGCATACACAAAAAAATTGATTTTAAAAATTATATAAAAAGTCTACATAACATAACATAACATAACATAACACAAAACAAGACAATGAACAAGATTGTCAACACTAAAGCAGAACTCAAACCTTTGCCTAAGTTGACTACACTATTGCCACCTTTTTGTGGTTTTATGATTGATGACATTGCGACTTGTAATATATGTTTAGAAGACAATGATGGAAACATTGAAGTAGATGGATGTATTTCAGGAAGAGGTAAGCGAAGACTTATTACAGCATGCGGTCACATATTTCATAAAAAATGCTTACAGCGATGGACTAGTGCGTCCCTTAAAGGTTCATTATGTGGGCTAATTACTTGCCCTTATTGTAGAGGACCTGTTTATATGGACGAGCAAAGTACTGAAACAAAAAAAAAATTATTTGCGGCACTAGCAAAATGTGATTGCTGTCCAAGACATATGAGAGACAGACCAGTGTCGTATGAACATGACCAGGAGTTAGATGATAGAACTATGTCAAAAGCACAAGAAGAGGCTCTTAACACTCTATCAGATGATGACTATAAAGATTGGTGCCAAACTAACTCTTGGCGTCGCATGGATGAACGAGAATGGTGCGATTGCCATTGTAGGACAAGAATGCGTTCAATGGTTCGTCGCATTCCACCTCCTATTCCACATGACTTGTTTAATAAATAGTTTAATCTCTCAAAAAAACAAATTTTTTTAATTTAATTTTAATATAAGAAAATATATTAAAATTAAATTACTAATATTATTAGTATTAGTCAATGCACAATGAATCAATTAAATAAAGTTAGACTATGTCTTTTTTTAAATACTTGTTTAGTAGTATTTATAGGATTTTATATTACTAATTTTGCTACAGACTCTAAATATTTTCGCTTTGGACCAAATGATGATTTTATATTTATAAGTGTGCAAATCGACACTACACAAAAATATTGTAGTTTATTAACCTTAATATTTGTAAATGATGTAGTTAGAGTTATAATTCAAGAATTTGGAAGTCCTGTACTATTTATGAATGTTTATAATCCAGATAAAAAAGAAATAACTGAATTTAGTAAATTACAATTATATTTTTATGCCAATTCTATGTTTTTATTAAATAATATTAGATATATTTTTACAGTATTAATTAATGTTACACAAATAGATATTGCCATATTTTCTGTACTAGTAGAAGAAGTAATTGTTATTTTTACAATTAAAATGTTACTTGATGAAAAAAAATTCATAAATAAAAAATCATTGTTACACAAAGAAGTTATTATGCTAGACATTGAAATGAATAGTATAGATTCTAAAACTTAAAAAATTATTGTCATACTAATAAAAAATTGAATTGCTTTTTATTTAGTTGAGTGCTAGCCTCCACAAACTATATAAAGCAACTATGGATGCTATTATTGTTAAAAAAATTATGGACTTGATGACTGCCGAAGAGCACACCGAAGAGGTGAAGGATGCTATTGCTTTTGTTATGAAGTGGATTCAGCGTTCAATGGTTATAGCGCATCTTCCTGAAGGTTTGCTTAAAATCATGAACATGTGGGCAAGAAGAAGTGAGTGGTATGACAATGACGGAGACCCAAAGTTTGAGAAGTGCTTGTGGAAAGTTGTGTCTCAGGAAATGAAGACCCGAGTGTTTGACCTTTTAGTGAAGTGGATGAATGAGGATGATGGCAAGATGCCCGAAAAAAAGGATTTGTATTATGCTCTGAGCACCGCATCAAATAGTTTGTATTATTATCATAAGAAGTTATGGCCAACTATGGGTGCTGAACTGGAGACCGAGGCTTGTAGGTGGGTTTTAGAACACAGAGAGCACGACCTCATAGAGAGCAGTGATGGTGGATATTTCCAGTATTACGACAATATAAATGAGGAGGTGTGCTATAATTTGCCTCATCTTCCTAAACCAAATCGCTTCTCAAAATACGAGGACGAAGAGGAAGAATTGGAATATGAAGAAGAGGAAGTAGGTTGGGTTTGTGTTGGTGTTAACACTCTTGTGCCATGCTAATAACTAGTGACTAACGTGTTTGTGTTGTGTGTCTAGCATATTTTTTTTATTAAAAAATTATTATTATACTTTATTATTATACTTTATTAATATACTTTATTATTATACTTTATTATTATACTTTATTAAAATTGAAATCATTTTTTATTTAGTTAAGTGCTAGTCTACTACAACTATACAAAGGAAAACAAGAGAACAGCAACTATGACACAATGCGAGGTCGACTTGGATGCCTACATTAATGCTTTGTATGATGCTGAGACTAACGCACCTATGATAAATGATGCCATCAATGTAGTAGTAAATACTATTCAAAATGACATTATTACACACAATCTTTCTAGGCATTTGAAGGCTATTATGAATAGTTGGATAAGAACACATTCGTGGTATAATGAAGATAAAATATCAAAGTTTGAGCATTGTCTTCGAAATGTAGTGTCTAAGGAAATGAAAAGTCGCGTAGTTGACCTTTTAAAAATACGATATAAAGAGTATGAGAATGGACTTGGAAGTTCTGTCAACGAAGATGATTTGGCTTTAGAAGTGCTTCGCGTGTCTATGTCTCAATCGACTAGTAACTATTTTTGGGATATCGATGCCAAGTTGACATTGGAAGCAGATCACTATCGACGAAGCAACAGAGAATGCCTAATACAAGGAGACTGTGATCGTCCTTTTTCGTGGTTTTGCAAACGAACTATGTCAACACAATTTCACTTGCCTCATCTTGCTAAGCTCCCCAAGAATGTAATCCCATTAGAAGTATTAGCTCGGGACTTTAAGCATGTCCAAGGTTGGGATTGCTCTATTTGCTTGGAAGTTGATTCTATTGAATTTGTTAATTCTCTTTGTGTTAGAACCGCTTGTAAACATATATTCCATATGGGATGTTTAGATAATTGTAAACGTATATACTTACAACAAAAAGAAAATCACAATAAGACTTGTGCTCCATGTCCTTTGTGTCGTGCTCCTATTTATTAGAGACTTATGTGTATTATATTGTCTTGTATTGTCTTATAAAAATAATTTTTTATTTTTTTATAAAAAAAAAAACAGTTACTATACTTTATTAAAATTGAAATAATTTTTTATTTAATTAATTAGTAGTCTCGGTAATATATATAAAGCATTATGGATAGCACAATGATTGCCGAGATTCGGTGCTTGTTTGGCGCTCTTATTATTGACAATGTGTTGTTTCGAACTATGATAAATATGAAACTCGATAAAATAGTAGCTACTATTCAAAACAAGTTTGATGTGAAGAAACTTCCTAGGGAATTGGAGGCTATCATGAATTGTTGGATAAGAACAGATTCATGGTATGTTGAACACGGAGTGTCTAAGTTTGAGGCTTGTTTGGAGGAAGTCGTGACCGATGAAATGGTTAGACTCATGATTGACTTTTTATTGGGAAGGAAAAATGCTCTACAAGGCATAGAGAGTCTTAATGAAAGCGATTTATGTGATGCTCTGAAACATGTGTCAAATGTTTTGTCTACTATGGAGTGGGAAACAGAAACTATCTTTACATACTACGCAATGTGCTGGGCACAAAATTTTAAGGATCGCATTTTGAGTTGTGACTATGTTCATGATTTTTCATGGGTTAGCAATAAAACAGGAGAGACACATCATAGCTTGCCTCATGTTTCTAAGTGCGTTAATAATGTAGATTTAGAACCATTGTTTGACGACGCACAATATGAAACAGAATTGTAGTTGGTCTATGTGTTATTAGAGGTTCATGGTAAGGTATTATATGTGTCATAAAAAAATATTTTTTTATGACAGTATGTTTATTGTTTTACTAACTTCTTAATAATTCACTATTTCCTTAAATGTTATCCTTGACTTTATAATAACATCGGCACGACATAATGGGCAACTAATTTTTGGTTGTGTTGTATTCTTTTTAACAGCATCATCAAACATTGGATATATGCATTTTATATGAAAACTATGCTTACATAAAGTTGTAAAAATAGTATTAATGTCTATTGGGTCTAAACAGATTGGGCAATCATTTTCACAAGCACTACATAATGGTTCTGTTTCTGCTACTTTTATTACTTTTGCTTCTTTAAGACTACAAATAATAGCATATATTTGGTTTTTTATGTCAAAACAATCATCTTTGCTATTTAGTAAATCCAATGTTTTATCATATACATAATGACCAAATAGCATAATCCAGTTATCTTTTTTAAACTCATCAACAAGCAACCGTAGTCCAGTAAAATCATTATGTGCGGATGCTTTAAAAGTTACATAATGAAAAATTTTTAAGCGATTGTCAACTATATATTCATACAGTTCGCATAGTTGGGCATGTGGTACATTTAACCCTTTATAACCACCAACTTTATCTAAAAATAACGTATCAACAAACAATAAAATCGCATAATTAGTCTTTAATTTAAAATCATCTTCACAATAATAATGTTTACTAGTTAATGTCTTATAAAAGTTCTCAATATTTTGCGTATTCAATATTTCATTTAACAAATAATTAGTAAGTACACAGAACATTGTTTCTTATGTCGTAACTTATAAGATTTCTTTTTTATTATGCTTAAAAAAGAAATCAATTTTTTTTTAAGTATAATAGATATAAAATACAAAAATACAAAAAAAAATTGATTTCAAAATTTTATTATTTTACAATTAAATTATTATACTATGTCTACTATGTTTTCAAATAAAATGCTCTACATTCCGGATTATGTTATTTATGAAGATATTCCTACTATTATTAAGTATTTTGAAGATTTCAATATTGCTAAAATTAAGAATGTCCAAGTTTATAAGCATCATGAAGCAGAATATTATTCTGAAGACCAATATGATTATGGTTATGGTTATGCTTTAGTTGAAGTTGATTACTATTATTATAATCAAGGCGCGCATAATTTTTATAATGCTATTGAAAATAACAAATGCCGAATGGTATATGATGACCCATTATATTGGGAAGTTCAGTTTAGTCCATTTAAAGAACATGCTATGCCATTAGTAAGTGAAATCGATACATCGACTATTTATAATTGTGATTGTAGTCCAACTACTCATATTGAAAACGATGTGTCTGAAAACGATGTGTCTGAAAACGATGTGTCTGAAGAAGAAGAAGAACACTATTATTCTTCAAGTTCTGAAGAAGATGACCCAAAAGACCCTGATTATGTAGATGAAGAAGAAGAATCATCAGATGACGATTACAACTATGAAACATATAAGCAAAATTATTCTAGTTTTAAGAGTAAGCAAAAAGCAAAGAAACAAAAGTTAACAAATGAACTAAATGAAATGAAAAAGACAATTGAAGTTATTAAAAATAAGCAAGAAAAAATGCGACTACTATTAATTCACAATAAGAAATCAAAATCTAAAGACAAGGAGTATAAAACTAACTGGGCAAGGCGTCTTCGAGTCATCTTTTAATCTTTATAAAATTCATCATCATTAATGGGTGCTTCTTTACAACAACCATAAGTTGTGCGATGCCATTTACTAATTCCATAATTTTTTATTCCTTCCATATGTTTAGATGTTCCATAACCTTTATTTTTTAATAATCCATAATAAATATTTAGTTTAGGAAAGTTAATACACATCTCTCTAATATATTTGTCTCGCTCTACTTTAGCCAATATAGATGCTGCCGCAATTGAGCAAAATTTATTGTCTCCACCTTCAATCAAAATATGATTAATTTGTTTAATAATATTTGTTATTTCACAATAATAAGTATATGCTTTAAAATCATTACCATCTACTAATAAGTAATAAGATTCATTAATATTTAAATTAGCACTAGCATTGTTTTGCTTAATTAGTTCACCTATTGCTTTATGCATAGCACATAAAGTAGCTTGTCTAATATTTATAGAATCAATTGTTTTTTCATCTTCATATGATACACTCCAAAATAACGCATTTGTTTTAATATAATCAGCTACTTCATTTATTTTTTTTTCGGAAGTAAATTTTTTACTATCTTTTAATAATTCATATTTAAATTCATCATTATTAGGCAAAATAACAGCAGCACTATAAACTCTTCCAAACATAGGTCCTCTTCCTGCTTCGTCAATACCTATTTCCATAATACTTGAATTATTATATTTCTTTTGAAGACAATTTACAGATTTAATAATTTTCGACATTTAAAGTTATAATGAAAATTTTTATTATATATTTAATATAATATAATATGACACTCAATTTTAAAAAAAATAATTTGTTAATAATTATGTTATTAATATTTGTAATATTGTCGTGTATTGTCTTCATAAATATGTCAAATGTAAAAGAATCTTTTGATAATTTTAATAGCACTAATAAAAGATATTTTATATATATGGCAAATGATACAAGCTATAATTATTATAAATTAGATAATAATAAATATAAATATAAATTATCAACTTTACCAAGTGGATTAATATTAGAAACTTCAAATAATGTAACCTCACAAAATAGAAATTTGAATAATTTTAGAGAGAGAAATATATTAATAAGTTATTATAATACAGAAACCGATATATCATTATTAAGTATTAGAGGAGCTACAAACATTATGCTAGATATAAGTACTATACCAATTACAAATATTTCAAATATTAAAACAATGAATATGATATTTTTAGAAAATTCAGGGAACTTTTATGATTTAAGTAATCAAAAATTATCGAAATTTCATATGAAAATAGATGGATTACCTGTTATAGTGAATGGCAGTATTGTTCAATCACCTTTGCCAGACAATAATCCAAGAAACAATAATCCAAGAAACAATAATTCTAGAGAGAATAATTTTTATAATGACTTTAATTTATATTTATTAAAGCAAGGTGCTTTTGGTGCTAATTATATTCCTCCAATATATAATAATTTTGAAACAGCAATGAATTTGCCATCTAATCCAATAGTAAATCCTATTAATACAATGAATCCACTAGATTATGCTAATTCTTTATTTGGTCCAAATATATCGCCTACTATGATATCAAATATGTGCTTGAATCAAAATGTTGCTAAAGTTACTGATAGTAATACAATACTAAGAGAATCAAGCAATAATTTATTGTCAACTTTAGGAAATAGTAATTCTAATAGACGAAACAATGTTAACAATTCTAACAATTCTAACAATTCTAACAATTCTAACAACTTAAACACTTCATATAATAATATTAATAGAAATCAAAACTTTATGAGAGAAAGTTATCCTCCATATCAACCACCACAAATGTTTTCTGATTCTATACATGAAAATACAGATTCTGAATCTATACCCAGACCTGTATTAACAGATTTTAGTTCGTTTGGTATGTAAAAATTATTAATATTTATATTAATATATAGGCATTATAAGTCAATATATTAATATATAAATATATAAATATTTTTGATATACTTGTGTCTCAAATATTATGAAGCTATTAAACAATAGTTTTATCATAATATTTTCATGTAAGTATTATTGTTAATTGTTTGGTTATAATAAATTATTTAACCGCTAATTATATTTTCGCCTCATCCTCCTCGTTGTTTTGTATATTTATTTTTTCGTGTAAGTTTTTTTACTAAATTTAATAATCTTTTTCTGGATAACTTAGCAAAATTTTTAATGCGGGAAAATCTTTTAGAGCGACTATGTTTCATTTATATTATATAATAATATTTTTATTTTATCATATAATATAATATAATTCTTGATTTTCCTATTATATTATATTTATTTTTATTTATTTATTTTTATTTATGTTTTAAGCATCTTTTGTCTATGTTAAAAGTTTTACATTTTTCTTCTTGTGGAACAATTTTTATTATACATTTAGATTTTTTACCATACATAGGTGTTGTACACCCTTTTTCTTTATTTTTTTTTGTATAACTAAATACTTTAGGTTTATCAATAGTACATCTAGATCTAAAATGTTCATAATTATCACGCACTTCGCAATATGTTAAACCTGAGTTTTTACCTAACAGTTTATTAATTTGTTCATGTAAATTAAAAATATAACGCGAAAAATTGTTTCTATTTTCAAATATTTTATCAGTCAATGGAAATTTTTGAAAATTTTTTTTTAGATTTATGCGACAATATTTACAAGGTAGTGTATATTGAAAATTTAATAATAATTGCTTATATTTTTGTTTTTGTATTTTTGTAGGATTAATTGGATAATTAAAACTCATTAAATGTAAATAATGCCACAAACTAGGACCCCATACACTTGTTAGCATACCATCGCCACTTTGATAATCTTTATTATTATATATTGATTTGTTATTGTTATTTTTTTTGGATTTGTTCATAGATGTAGTTTTTTTTTTATTTTTATATGTTTTATATGTTTTTATCATAGTATACTAATAATAAATAATAAAATAATTATTAAAAATAATATGTTAAATACTTATAAAATTATTTATTAAACATATATAAATAATATGTTTAATCATAAATTCAATATTTATTTAGAAAATTCTAAAAATACTGTTAATGGAATTATTAAAGATAAAAAATCTCTTTTATTAATAGCAATATTAATTATAATATTTACAAGCGTATTTATTTTTGTATATAATAAATATATTAAAAATATAATTATAAAAGATCATTCATTAAATAGAGAATTTATTAGCAGAGACAAAACTAGTACAAATGATGTTTTAATAATGTTTTTTTTTACAGAATGGTGTCCCTATTGTAAACAAGCATTACCAGAAATAAAAAAATTTGAAGACTATATAGCTACTCAAAATACTAAAAATGACTATATAATTACACTAACAAAAATAGATTGTGATAAAAACTCCACTATTGCGGATAAATATAAAGTAGAAGGTTATCCCAGTATAAAACTAATTTATAAAAACGAAGTTTATAATTATGATGCTAAACCAAATAAAGCTAATTTAATAAAGTTTTTAGAAACGTCTATTGTTTAATTAGCTATTTATAATTTAGTTATTTAGTATTATTAAAGTATTATCTTCATTTGTAGTAGAATTATCTAAAGTATTATCTTCATTTGTAGTAGAATTATCTAAAGTATTATCTTCATTTAAAGTAGTATTATCTTCATTTGTAGTACTATTATCTTCATTTAAAGTAGTACTATTATCTTCATTTGTAGTACTATTATCTTCATTTAAAATAGTATTATCTTCATTTAAAATAGTATTATCTTCATTTAAAGACGCTAACATTTTACTAAATTTCTCTCCTTGTATTTCACCTAATTTTACTAAATATTCTCTCTCCGTTTCTGTTTTAAACGCATAAGACCAATATTTCAAATCTACAAGTTGTTCTGTTAAACATATATTTATACTATTTTTAATAGTAATAAGATTTTCATTTTCAATTATAGAAAGTTTATTAAACAACGTTTTTATAATATAAATCAAATATTCAAAAAAATTGGCCCGTTCATTTATTTGATAACTATTAGAATCCTGATTATAATTATTTTCCTTATAAAAATTATTACATAAATCAATAGGTTGTCTTTTATCGTTTGTAAAACATAATATTTCATCATAGCAACATTTTTTATCAAATATACATTCATTTATTGGGCAATTTACAAAAATACCTCCATCCAAATAATAACAATTATTAATATATAATGGAACAAACAGTACAGGAATACTTGAAGACATATAAAGAGCATTTATTAACTCCAAATTTGGAGTATTAATATAATTAAGTTTTTCTTTTTTAAAACTTGTCAAATTACAAGTATAAATATTGAATTCTATGGCAGTCAAATTATAGAATTCTAATAATGTAATAGTTAATGGTATTTCTTTAGCAAGAAATAAAGGTTTCAAAGCGTTAATGATAATTTTTTTATTAACAATACCTTTATCATAGAATATGTTTAAATACGCACTATAAGAAAAATTTACTAACTTTTCCCATGGTCTTTTAATAAAAAAATCATCTATCCATGTCCACTCAAAATTCAATATATATATAAATGCTATAATACTTCCTATAGATGTTGTGTAAATAGATTCAATATTTTTATAATTTATCATGTTATTATTACTTAAATATTTTAAGGTTCCATATTCAACTAATCCAATTGGACCACCTCCACATATAACTAAGTGTTTAATTGTTTTCATTAATTGAATATTTAATAATTAATGAAAATAAATTTTTATATTTTTATATTTTTATATTTTAAAATATTAAAATATGTCATCAGATTTTTTCTATAATTTTTCAAATAAAATAGATAATGAAGATGAATCTCTAAAATTAAATTTAGATGAATTATATAATAAAAAACAGCAACAAGATTTAAATGTTTTAAATAATTACAATAAAATCTTACAAAGAATACATAACAAAATTAAATATGTTTCAAAAAATATTGTTAATGATAATTGTTGTTGGTATTTAATGCCTGAAATGGTAATAGGTGTTCCAAAATACGATTATAAAGATTGTACAGCATACACTATTGATAAATTACGAACAAATGGATTCGTTGTAAGATACACGCACCCTAATTTATTATTTATAAGTTGGAAACACTGGGTTCCAACATATGTGCGCAATGAAATAAAAAAGAAAACAGGAAATGCTGTTGACGAATATGGTAATATTATTAACAATGACGATACAAATGATAACAATAATAATGCTGCTTTTAATATAGAAAATAAAGACAATATATTATTTTCAAATAATAAACAAATTAAAAATATAAATACTTCATCAAGTAGTAAAGAATATAAAGATGTTAAGTCTTATAAACCATCTGGAAATTTAATATATAATAATAGTTTATTAGAGAAATTACAAATCAATTAATAAACAATTTTTGAAATTTTTTTATATTAATGTTTTTTACGCAAAGTCTCAAGTTTCTTGAATTTTTTAAATTTCTTTTTACCTGTGCGAACTTTCTTAAATTTATTTCCCTCTCCAAGTGGTTGAACATAAATTACTCCATTTTCATCTTGACTTAAATGAAGCCACCCTGTTGATGATTCATCTTCATAAATAAATTTTACAGATAAATGGGGAGGATTTGGAAATGTTCTATGTTCATTGCCTCTTATTTCAATAGTTACATTATCGGCTATATAATTATTAAAAAACCACTCTGCTATCCAAGTAGGATCCTCCTCATAAATAGCATTTTTGAATCTTGTAAGAACAATATTATAATGTCTTACTATATTAATTGTTTGCATATAATATAATATTATATTATATTTTATAATATTATGTTTTATAATATTATGTTTTTATGATTGTTACTTTGATGTAATAATTATTTGCGAGTATATTTTTTATTTTTCTTATAATTTTTATAATTTTTATAATTTCTTTTTCTTGTTTTGCCACCTTTAATATCTGTTTCAGTTTCATCATTATTAGTAGCGCTAAGTGTAACACCATATTTGTGTAATAATAATGTTCTAATTTTATTAACAATGTTATTTAATGATTTTAAAACATCAATATGTAAATCTAATAATATATTTTTTGTTTGCTCTGTAAGATCTACTATTTTGGCGTATGTTAAATTTGGATTAATATTTTCTATTTCATTAGTTCTAGGATTAAATTTTATTAATTTTTTTATTATTGAATCATATAATTTATTTCTATTTTTAAAATAATTTGTTATCATTTTTTGTAAAAACCCCTTAACACTATTTAAAATAGTTATATTCATTAACTCTGAGTAGTTATTAGTTTTACAATAGTTTTCAATAAATGCTATATTTTCTTGTGTAAAGCATTGATGTGATGCTTTAATCTTCTTAGTATTGTCGATTGTATTTTTTTTATATTTTTTATCTATTTCATCTAAATAATATGAAGCATCATTTTCTAAAGTATCTGATGTTTTCAATCTTAAAAATTTAAAATTATTATCATTAAATATAAGTGAATTTTTTGAAATAAAATCTGGTAAATATAACTTATTTGAGCATATATATTCTAATAATTTTGGTAACTTGCTAAGTAAATTTTCATTTTTTAAAGTATTCAAATTTTTATTTAAATAATCCGCAGTAAAATTTTTTGATGTTAATTCAATTTCTGTATTTTCAAATAATATTACAAATATTGAATAAAAAACATTATTTGATGTTTGTAGTCTCATTATTCTTTGGGGTAAATACTCATCTGGTGCTTCATATTTTATATCCTCTTTTTTTTTAGAAAAAGGATTAAGAAAATCAAAAATTCCAGCACCACCACTAAATTGAGTACTAGGTTGCTGTTGCTGTTGTTCTTGCTGTTGCTGTTGCTGTTGCTGTTCATAAGAATTTTGAATTGGAAATTCTAATCCTTGTGCTATATCATTTTTGTCTTCTAATTCTCTTTGATGATTAAATTCAGTTGCTTGTTTTGTTTCAAAATTATTTAAGTTTAGATTAGTAGGTTGTGTCATACTTGATGGTTCAAATGTTGATGGTCTTTCAAATTGATTAGTAGGTTGTGTCATAGTTGGTGGTCTTTCAAATGGATTGTCTTGTGGTTGTGTCATAGTTGCTTGTCTTTCAAATTGATTATCTGGTGGTCTTTCAAATGTTGGTGGTCTTTCAAAGTGATTATCTGGTGGTCTTTCAAATTGATTATTTGGTGGTCTTTCAAATTGATTATCTGGTGGTCTTTCAAATTGATTATCTGGTGGTCTTTCAAATGTTGGTGGTCTTTCAAATTGATTGTCTGGTGGTCTTTCAAATTGATTGCCTGGTGGTTGTGTCATAATTGGTGATTCAAATGCTGGTGCTAATGGTGGTTGTAATAAATTATCGGGTACAGTGGTTTTATTTTTAATTAATGAACTATAAATATTAAATGTTTGAAAAATACTTTTAATAATAATGTAAATTTTAATAAAACTTAATGAAATAATTTTACACAATATTCTTTTTTTATTTAAAATCTTGGTGTCTTCATTGTTTTTAGCTAAATTTTTTGATTGTAATATTTTATTTAAATCTTTTAAATCAAAAAAATACAATACTTTATTATTGTAGTTAATATTAGATTTTTCTTTGCCTTCACTATATATAGTTATATCAAAAGGGATTTTAACTCTATTTATATAATTTTCAAAAATTTCACTAGTTAATATATATAAATTTTCACACTCATCGCATTTACTTCTATCATCATTTCTTCCATTTGTTTTATAATCTTCAAAATCCGAAACAAAATTTAATAATAAATTTGAATTATTTAAATAATATGTAAATTTTTTATTTATAAATTTATCTAAATCTTCATCTGTTTTTGTTGAATTATTAAAAAAATTTGTTACAAAATTATCTGTTATAAAATTCATAATATTAATATATACTAATATATTATTATTAATACTAATATATTATTATTATTATTATTAATATATTATATTAAAAATTTAAATTGAATTAAATAGGTTTAAAAATAAATTATTTAATAACAGTGAGAATTAAATGTTAGAATCATCACAATGTAATTATGAAAACTTTATCAATAAAGGTCAAAAATTTAGTAAACAAGAAACAAGAAAAAATAAAGTAAAAGAAAATAATAATAAGAAAATATGGAATATATTTGATGAAGAATGTAAATCTAGCGTAAATATAGAATGTGTATATAGTAAAGAAGAAGATACACTGCTAAATGATAACTTGTGTGTTAATTGTAATGAATCTTTACGCATAGGGGAAGATGGATTTTTAACATGTTCTAATAATAAATGTGGTCTTATTTATAAAGATAATTTAGATCAAACTGCTGAATGGAGATTTTATGGTGCTGATGATAATAGTCATAGTGATCCGACCCGATGTGGTATGCCTATTAATCCATTATTAAAAGAATCTTCTTATAGTTGTAAAGTTTTATGTCCAGGTAAATCAAGTTATGAAATGCATAAAATTCGTAGATATACAGATTGGCAAGCAATGCCATATAAAGAAAAATCACGTTATGATGAATTTCAATTAATATCTAATATTTCACAAAATTCTGGAATTCCTAAAATTATTATAGATGAAGCAATGAGACTACATAAAAAAATATCAGAAACAAAAACATATAGAGGATTAAACCGTGATGGAATTATTGCGGCATCAATATATATTGCTTGTAGAATTAATAATTATCCTCGAACGGCAAAGGAAATAGCAAATATATTTAATTTAGACAATGCTAGCGCAACAAAAGGTTGTAAAAATGCTCTGTCTATTATTAATGAAATTGAGCATAATAATAATATAAATGAAGATATTACATCATTAAGTAAAACAACTCCATCATCATTTATTGAACGCTTTTGTAGTAAATTAAATATTAATAATGAATTAACAAATGTATGTAAATTTGTAGCATTTAAAATCGAACAATTGGGATTAATTCCTGAGAATACACCTCATTCTATTGCTGGTGGTATTATATATTTTGTCTCACAAGTATGTAATTTAAACATTACAAAAACATCAATTAACAATGTTAGTAAAATTAGTGAAGTAACAATTAACAAATGTTATAAAAAATTAGAAGTCTATAAAACTACGTTAATACCAGAAACAATTTTACTTAAATATAATTAATAATTATAAAATATTAACTATTAAACTAATACTTAGATATAATATTATATAAAAATAATTATATAATATTATATAAAATATTATTATAATGGAAACTATTATACCTAAAATAATTTTCATTGTTCCTTATCGTGATCGTATTCCAGAAAAAATACATTTTTCTGTTTATATGAAATATATAATGGAAGATTATGATAAAAATGATTATGAAATATATTACAGTCACCAAATGGATAACAGACCATTTAATAGAGGTGCTACAAAAAATATAGGTTTTTTAGTTATGAAGAAGAAATATCCTAATGATTATAATAATATAACTTTTGTATTTAATGATATAGATTCTCTTCCTATAAAGAAAAATATGTTTAATTACATAACTACACAAGGTATTATTAAACATTTTTACGGATTTACTTTTACTTTGGGTGGAATTTTTTCAATAGTTGGCAGTGATTTTGAAAAATGTAATGGATTTCCCAATAATTGGGGTTGGGGATTAGAAGATAATGTTATGAACGATCGAGTTTTATTAAACGAGTTTGTTATTAATAGAGAACAATTTTATCCACGAGATTCAAAAGCAGTAATGCATTTATATGATACTCCAGAGAGAATAATTAATAACAAAGAACCTGAAAATTATATAAAAAAAAATTTTAATGATAATTTAAATAATATACATGAAATCGATTTTGTAATTGTTCCAAATAATGACTCTACTACAGAAAATACTACTTTAACAAGCAATGAAACTGATACTAGTGAAATAAAAAAGAATAAAGTAACTACATTAGAACAAAATGAATATATGATTAATATATCAACCTTTAGAACATTTGTAAATCCAGCAAATGAAATTTTTTATACACAAAATACATTTTATAATACAAAACTAAAACCACATGTACATGAAAATATACAACATCAAAAAAGATGGGGATTACATAATAATTTTTTAAAACGCTAATTGTTGAAACAAATTAATTTAAAGTTAATATCATATATTATTTATTATGCTTTATATTTTGGAAGTGCAAAAAATTTGTTGGAATTATAAAAGTGAGCATGTAGGATATATGAATAAAGTATTTAGCACAAAGCAAGATGCTTCAGATTATTATAATAAATTTAATCAACATATGCCACCATTAAATAATGAAAATAACTGGTGTAGTGATTGGGATCCAAAAACGTGGTTAATGTACATTGTAAGAGAGCATTTTTATGAATACTTACGTATATTACCGTTTGAAAATATGAATGAAAATATAAATGAAAATATAAATAAAAATGAAAATAACAATAATTCTCTTATTAAATAAGTAATTTTGATTATATTTATAAATATAATCAAAAATGAAAATTATTCAACAGTTACAACTTTTGCTAAATTTCGTGGTTTATCTGGATTTAATCCTTTAGCAATAGAAATTTCATATGCCAATTTTTGTAATAGCACAGTAAATATTATTTCATTATAATAATCTAATTTATATAATAGCATATATTTATTATCTGCTATTTGTAATTCATCTATAACATTCTGTGAATTTGTTATAACAAATAGATTTGTTTCTCGTCCAAGTATTTCATAATATGTAGATTTTATAGTCACATAATTAGAATAATCATTATAATCAATTAATAACAGAGTCAAATTATTATGGTCTAATAAAGCAAATGGTCCATGTTTTAATGAACCAGCTGAAAATCCTTCACAATGAATATAAGTAACCTCTTTTATTTTTAAGGCACCTTCACATGCTATTGGATATAATTTGTGCTTTCCCAATATAAATAGACTATTAATTTTGTTATTAATAACAAAATCTCTCAAAATATTAATTTTATTTGTAATTTTACTATCATTTAATAATTGTGTTATACTATTTGGAAGAACTCTTAGACAATTTAAATTTCTTATATTATTTAATTCATTATTTACAAACCACATACTAATTAAACTTAGAACTATTAACATGCTAGTAAAAGATTTAGTTGATGCTACACTAATTTCTGAACCAGCATTTAAATATACACCACAATCAACTTCACGCGCTATTAATGAGTCTACTTTATTTATAATTCCCAGTGTTAAACATTTTTTATGCTTACAAATTTTTAAACAATTGTATACATCTATTGTTTCACCTGACTGGGATAAGAAAATACATAAAGTATTAGAGTTAATAACTGTTCTATTATTTGGTAAAGCATTCTCACTAAATTCGCAAGCATTAATAATTTTAACACTTACAAAATTGTTTATTTCATTCAAATATATTTCTCCTAATATAGAAGCATTAAAACTAGTACCACAACCAATCAAATAAATAAACTCAATAGAATTAATGCTATTAATTATTTGGTCAAGACCACCCAATTTAATAATATTATTATTAATTCGTCCCCCATAATTGTATGCTTTTTGTATTGTTTCTGGTTGTTCCATTATTTCTTTTAACATCCAATGAGCATAATGTTTTTTAGCATTATGAAAATCTTCATATATTGCTTTTTTAACGCTGGTATTAGTATTAGTATTATTTGATAAATCATATTCGTTATTTTCATTCAAAAATATATAATTATTATTATTAATCTTAACAATAGTATTATCGTCCAATGGAATATAATCATAAACTAATCCAATAAAACCATTTGTTTCTGAAGCACAAATTATGTAATTAGTATTATATCCTAAAAGTAATGGCGAACCTTTTCTTGTTATATAATATGTGTCTGGTATTTTTGTATAAATAATAATAAGAGCCCAAGTTCCTTCTAGTTCCAATAAACTTTTTCTAAGTGCTTCTTCAAAATTATTATTACTTAGTGTATAATATTCAATTAAATTGGCAATAACTTCACTATCTGTATCACTGTAAAATTTATAATTATTTGCTATTAAGAATTCTTTAATAGCTAAAAAATTATTAATTATACCATTATGAACTAATATAATATCTCCATTTTGTGAATAATGTGGGTGCGCATTATAATCTGTTTTGCCTCCATGTGTTGCCCATCTAGTGTGTCCTAGAGCAAATTTAGAAAAAATATTGCTTTCTAGATTTTTTTTTTGATATATTGATTTTAATAAATCAAAGCAATCTTTTTTAGAAGTAGACGCTTTTTTTAATATATCATGCTTATTTGTATTTGAATTCATATAACATATTCCCATTGAATCATAACCCCTATTTTGTATTAATTCTAAACTATTAAAAATATGCTCCAAAGCATTTGTATTTTTTTTCGAATATATAAACGTTATTCCGCACATTTTTGGATTAGTATATTAGTTAATATTAAAGTTTTAATTGTTAATATTAATTAATTTATTAATATTTTATTGTTAATATTTTGATATTTTTAAAAGTCTTCTCCAAATTCAAAAGTATTTACTTTCGAATCTTTTGTAGCAAGTGAATATTCACTTACACGATCTTCAAAAAAATTCGTTTTTGTTTCAATGCTAATATTTTCCATCCATTCAAATGGATTTTTGCTTTCATAAATTTTATCACCTCCTAACTGAAGACTTAGGCGATCAGCAACAAATTCAATATAATCTTTCATTAAAACTTGATTCATACCAATTAATCTACATGGAAGTGCTTCGGTAATAAATTCAAGTTCAATTGCTACTGCCTCGCTGATTATTTCTTGAATTTTTTGTTTTTTAAGTGGTTTTAATAATTTGCTATGTAATAATACAGCAAATTCAGTATGTAATGCTTCGTCACGAGATATTAATTCATTAGAAAATGTTAATCCAGGCATTAATCCGCGTTTTTTAAGCCAATAAATAGCGCAAAATGCTCCTGAGAAAAATATTCCTTCAATACAAGCAAAAGCAACTAATCGTGTAGCAAAATTCGATTTTTTATCATTTATCCATTTGATAGCCCAGGCACCCTTTTTTTTTATACATTCATATTCATCTAAAGCGTTAAATAATTTTGACTTTTGTACTTTATCTTTAATATATGTATCAATTAAAGTAGAATAGGTAATAGAATGAATATTTTCCATAGCAATTTGTAATCCATAAAATGCTCGTGCTTCACTAAGTTGAACTTCACCCATAAAACGAACTCCTAAATTCTCTAATACAATACCATCACTTGCTGCGAAAAATGCTAAAATCATAGAAATAAAATGCTTCTCATCATCGTTTAAATTATCCCAATCTTTATTGTCTTTTGATAAATCAATTTCTTCAGCTCGCCAAAATAAATCTTCTGCTTTTTTATACATTTTCCAGATGTCTTGGTCTTTAATTGGAAACATTACGTAACGACCAAGGTCTTCTTGTAATAATGGTTCTACGATATTTTTATTCATCCTAAATAATATATGTATAGATTTTTATATTTTTTTTATATATATTATAAAAATTATTATATTACAAAATAAATTTTTTATTATAATATTTATATAATATGAAATTCCAATTACCCAAAAATATTATATCTAATAGTGTTTTTAAAAACGTGTTATATTTAGTAACCTTAGCTTTAGCTGTAAGTTATATTATTGATGAACAAAGTTTAGCACTTATAAGTTTAATAGTAATTGCTTGTGGAGTATATTTAATGAATAAAAGTGTTGTCATTGCTTTATTTGTATCTATTATTATTACTAATTTACTATTATCAATGAATTATTTTAAACAATTTGATATAATAGAAGGCAATACTCCTAATAAGAAACAAGACGCAAAACAAGCATAAACATTAATTTGCTAATAATAAAAAGATATAAATACTTTTTCTCTACATATAAATTTATATTTATATAAATATAAATATAAGTATGAATATAAAATTCAAATTACCAAAAAATATTATTTCTAAAAATCTTGTTATTGCTTTGTTTATAATAATTATTATTTTATTATTAACTATAAATTATTTAAAAGAATTTGATATAGTAGAAAGTAATGAAAATATAAATAAACCACTAACAGAAGAAGAAATAAAAGCAAAAGAAGAAGAAATAAAAGCAATAGTAAGAGAAATATTATCAAAAATACAAAATATACATTCTGAATTACTAAAAGCAATACAAGCAATTAATTCAGTAAGAACTATTATACGAAAAGAAGACGAACAAAAATATGAAGAAGTAAATAAAGAGGTAAATAAAGAATTAAATAAAGAATTAAATAAAGAATTAAATAAAGAACTAAATATAGCAATAACTAAATACGTATTACCACTTATTAATGAATTTCAAATAACGTTAAACGCAGTAAAAATAAATACTAGTTTAAGTTCAATAAAAAATGACACATTACCAAAAACATTAAGTCTATCAAAACTAGCTAAATCAGCAGGAAATAAATTTTTAAATATACAAGAAAAGATGGATGAAAACCCAAGTAAGAATACAGAAATATACTCAAAAATTAAAGAAGCAAAACTAAAAATATACAATGTACGATATTTGGCAGAGGATTCTTTTTATATAGCACAAGCAGCATAATAATTATTTTTTTGTTATTTGAATACAAATCTTTATGCTAAATCTTTATGCTAAATAATATATCTATAAATTTATTAATGTATGTATAAATTTATATTTATATTTATATAAATATAAATATGAATATAAAATTCAAATTACCAAGAAATATTATTTCTAATAATGTTGTAAAAAATGTGTTATATTTAATAACTTTAGCATTAGCACTAAGTTATATTATTAATGAGCAAAATGTAGCACTTATAAGTTTAATACTAATTGCTAGTGGAATATATATAATGAATAAAAATGTTGTTATTGCTTTATTTATATCAATTATTATTACTAATTTATTGTTATCCATGAATTATTTTAAAAATATTGATATAATAGAAAATGCTGAAAATATGAATAATTGTTGTCCTGGATCTACATTTTATAGCACTAACTTATCAAATTATAGCGATTTAACTGAAAATAAAAATAATAAAATTACTTGTGCTAATATTGAAAGAACTATAAATGCAAAAATGCCTACAGAGGAATCACAAAAAGCAAAATTTTTAACAATGTTATATTCAAATAATGATTATTTGAAAGCAGTAAGTATATGTAATACTATGGATCCAAATAGTTCTACAGTAAATGCTAAAGGGATGGTGTTTAAAAAATCCGAAACAAATATTAATGTATTAGAAAGTCCTAATACATTACCCAAAGATATATTAGATATATTAGCATTTAGTAATATTAGAAATAATTTAAACACAAATGATAAAAATATTTTAGAAAAAAATGTAATTGAACCATTACAAAAAATGAATGAGAATTTAATAGATTACGCAAGACAAAATAATTTACAAAGAGCAATAACTATTTCAGATTTAACAAATGTTCAACGAACTCAATTAGCAAGTATAAAAACTATACTAAAAGGATTATATACTTCATCAAATACACCATTAACAACAACAAAAAAGGATACAACTTATACATTACTAGGCAAAAATAATATTCCTATAGGAACACAATACATATTAAATACAGACCAATTTTTTGATTGCGCTGGCGCTGTTAATAATAGTAATAGTGGAACATTATCACAATCTAATATAATAGATTTAAGCAATAATGATTATTTTGGAACATCTGGTCGTCCTGTTAGTCAAGGCGGATTAGGAGATGCTAGCTATAATCCATACGGAACACTAACCCTACCAGATTTATATCCAAGTAATAAAGATTTAGAAATGGAATTGCGGAGATTAGAAACTATACCTTCGTCTGGAAATGTTCCAGTTAATGTAATAAGTAGTTATTTAAATACAATAAATAATTTCTATGAAAAACAATTACAAAATTTAACTAGTTCTAAAACTAATTCATTAAATCAAGAATCAATAAATGATATATATAGTATTAAAACAATGAAACCTACATTTTTTACATATGATAATACGTATAATAATGAGTATCAATGCGAAGATAGTGTAACAGGAAATTCAGCATTTAAATATTGTGGCCCATCAGCATATTATGATGTCCCCAAATTTTAAAATAATATTAATATTTATAATATTTATTATAGTTATTATATTTATTATATTTATTATATTTATATATATATTATATATATAATAATATGTATGGTTACGATCCTATATTTTTAGAAAAAAGAAAATTAAACGAATGGTTAGACGAATCTGAGGACAATATTTTAGTAATTTTTGATAAAAATAGTTTGAAGTTTTCTGCGTCACCAAATGATAGCATAAAAAATAAATCACAAGACAAAGTTTTTTGTTTGAAAAAGCAATTTTTATTTAACCCAGAAATAAAAGACATATATCTAAAATGTATTATAGAAAATGAACAAGTTATGGTAAAAAAGACATATGCTAATAAAACTACTTATAATAACATAGGATATTATATTAATAAAAATGTGCTAATTGATATTAAAGCTATTAAACCTTCATTACATAATGAGCGCATTTTTAAAGTTTCAATAAATACAGAAAATATAGATACAGGCAAGTGGCAGGCGGCAGGAGAAAATATGTATATTTCAAAAGAAACTTTAGCATTATCTAAAATTGGAGTATTTAAAAACAAAGAAATAAATGTTGTGGATAAAAAAATTATTAATAAAAATATTCCATATAAAGAAGACGTTTATTTTGAACAGTTATTATCAAAAGCATTGTTTGATTATTCTTATAAATGGGATGGACCAATAAATTCTTATTTACGATTAGGTCTCCCCTATTTTTTGACTCCTATTTTTAATCAAACATATAAAGTTTATGGAGACACTAAAAAATATGCTATTTTAGAAATTTTAGCTAAAATAGAAGATTTAGATAGAGCATTTTTAGAAGCCGCACCAAGGCACGAAGACTCGGAAAAAGCATATTTTAGAGGAATGAAACAACCTTTTGAAAATTTTACAAAAGAAGGCGATACAATAACGGTGCAAAATTTTATGTCTATTACTACAAACTTTAAAGTAGCAGTAGGATTTTCAGGAATAAGAAAAGGTGGACAAACCAAATGTTGCGTATATAAAATTTTAGTATCAAATGGTGTACCATATATAAATATGATAAATACAACAAAATATAAAGCTGAAAATGAAATATTATTACCAAGAAATTTAAAAATAACTTTTATAAAAAAAGCAACATTGGCACATCAATCTTATGGTGAAATTCCGGTAATAATTGTAAGAGTTTCATTACAAAATAATGACCAATTTAAAATTCCTAGTGGTTGTAAGAAATTTTATTTAGGAAAATTAATTGGTGTTAAGTCGTCATATTTAGACACAATTAGTAAAACTGAAACTGAAAATAAACCTAAACCCAAAACTAAAAATAAAACTAAAACCAAAACCAAAAATGAAATAATTGTGCCTACATTAATTGAACCTACAAAAGTAATACCAGAAAGAAAGAAGAACATAACAAAGAAGCAAGCAACAAACATAAAACGTTGCCCTAATGGAACTCGTAAAAATAAAACAAGTGGTCTATGTGAACCAATTATAACTACTTCTATTAAAAAAGAAAATAAAACATTAAAACAAAAAACAAAAGCTAAACGTTGCCCCAATGGCACACGAAGAAATAAAATATCTGGACTATGTGAAAAAAATAATGAAGTTTAAATTAATTCTTTAAGAAATTCTTTAAGAAATTCTTTAATATTATATTATTTATAAATAATAATATGAGAGATTGTTGCGCTAGCACAAAAAGAGCAAAAAAATGTAAAAGAAAAGATGGGAAATTATTTAATCTTCCGCGTAAATTTACTAAAAAACGTTGTGCTCATATTAAAGGTTTCACTATGCGTTCATCTTGTGCGCCATATAAATATTGCTAAATTTTATTTACTGTAGCTATGAAATAAAAATGCGGCAGTGGCTCCTAATAATTGAGCAATTATGTATACAAAAAATTTAGAGGCATCTATTTTTTTAGATAATAACATCATATAACTTACAGCAGGATTGAAGTTGCCGCCAGAAACTTTACCACCAAAATAAATAACTGACGCTAAAGTAATACCTATTGCTAAAGGATCGCCCGACATTAAAATTACTGCCAAGAAAATAAAAGTTCCTATGAATTCTGTGAAAAATTCTATCAACATTTTATATATATAAATTATAAATTATAAATTATAAATTATAAATTATAAATTATAAAATTACAAAATATAAACAAAAATTTAAAACTTATATAAAGTTATGAATAAAACTGGAACAAAATCTACTATTTATGACCCGGATACAAATTCTGTAAAGCATGTAGATGAAACATATTATTGAAGAAGGAGAAAAATTATTACCATAAATAAACATGACTTAATATTTTAGCATTATAATAACCTTTCGATTTTCTTTTTTCTAATGCTATTGCTGCGCCTCTTTTTTTTGTTCCAGAATGCCGATTAAAATAATTTTGCATACGTTTACGATCATTGTGATTCTTATAAGCATATAATTTTAAAGGGGTTCTGTCCTTAAATTGTTGATAATCAGATGCGCCAAAATGTATTTTGCGTATTTTTTGTGTTGCTTTGTTTTTAACATATGCTGTATATTTTTTTCCTGTAATTTTACTTCTCTCAAATTTAATAATTTTTTCATGCATATTTTATTTTAAATTATATATAGTAAAATAAAATAATATAATATAATATAATATAATATATTTTTTATAGTGTTATACTATAATACTATAATACTATGAATGTACCTATTAAATACTTACCTAAACACATAAGTAAAAAAGATAAGAAAACATTAGTAAATGAATTAAAAAAATCACGTAAAGCTTATAAAAAAAATAATTATTATACACGTAAACATATTTCTTCATATAAATCCAAACCTTCACAACATATATTAAATGTAAAAAAATTATATAATCTGGATAAATTAGTCATTAATTCTAATCTCTCCAAAAAAACAGGATGTTCTATAAATTCATTGCGCAAAATTGTAAATAAAGGACAAGGTGCTTATTACTCATCTGGTTCAAGACCAAATCAATCAAGTCACAGTTGGGGACTAGCGCGTTTAGCAAGTTCAATTAGCGGAGGAAAAGCATCAGCAGCAGATTATAAAATATTAGAGAACGGATGTAATAAATCATCTAAAGCATTAAAATTAGCAAAAAAAGCAAAATTAAAATACAAATTTGGGACGCATAGAGTAAGAAAAACTAAACTATACTAAACTATTCTAAATTAAACTTATTTAGAATACACTAATCCCGCAAAACCATTTTGAAACAATAATATATTATATTTTTCTTCTATAACGTGTAAATTGTAAGTATATTTATAAATACTAGTAGGGTCTTTTGTTACTCCAATAACAGCACCCGTTTCGTCACAAATAGTTGAAAAGTTTGAGTTTATTGGATCTATAGGAGGATTACTATAATTATTATATTCAAATTCAATTGTTTTAAATAAATTAGTATTAAATGCTCCATTTGGTTGTAGTTTAAAAGGGTCTGTAGTCAATGAAAAATTATAACAATATAATCCTGTTTTACTACATGCTCCATTAGATTTATTATATTTTTCTAGTTTACTAAATATATTACTATCAAATTCTTGTTCTCTATATTTACCATCACAAACAATAGCAAAATTTTTCATTATTTCGCATTGATTTGTTTGTGAGTATAAATCTGGAGTTTGTCCAGTTGTATAAATATTTTTTGAAATATCACTATTATAACTAAAATGCGGAATATAATATTTATATTCATTACTAATTTGAAGTTTTACTAAATCATTTGGAATTTTGTCTTCATATAACCAATTAGTATAATTAGACCATTCATTCCTAGAAGCAACATCACTTCGTTGAAAATACCACATCCAACTACTTATTAAACCTTTTGACTCTATTTTTATTTTATTAGACTTTATAGCTTTTTCAAAATTATATTCATTGATTTCTCGTATTAAATAACTCTGACTATTTTTAGCAAAATGTTTACGCTCGGCTTCCTCCAAAAAACATTGCGTACATATTAAATGAACATTAGTATTTATAAGTGTATTATAATTTCTATAAGTATCAATATTGTAAGCTAAATCTGTAACTGGTGGAGGATGTATAAATCTTTTAAATTGATAAACAAAATTATTTTGATTTGCTTGAATTTGTGGAACATTGTTATAGGGTATAGGATTTATAGAATTATCATATAACACATCTTTTATTGTGTATAATTCATTAATAGGTCTTAATGTAAAATCAATAACTAATTCACTATATTGTAAACATATTAATGGTAGTGCCATTAAAGATGACATAGAAAACCAACTATTAATTGGTATATATAAATTATAATCGCGTATTGATGGTTCAATTCCACTTATATCAGGACTAACACCAATACTATTAAACGCACTTGGATAATTATTATTTCTATTAGTGAAATTTGCCGGATCATTTAATTCATTAATATTTCCTGTCATTTTATCAAATATTGCTTTTTTATTGGCATCATAATCCCGTTCTACAATATTTTGTAAATAATGACCACTAAATTTTTGTATTGTTGTACCATCAATTGTTATATTGACTTCTTTAATTATTTGGCAACCAATATTTTTAATCCATTTAAACTCATATGGTCTATATT